AGTACTATTCCTGGTGTTACTGACCGCAGTGACAGAGGACCGACTGGTGCTTTACTATTCAACATTAAACCGAATCCGATTGAGATAAGCTACTCACCAGCTATTCCTAATACAGTATATGCTGATACATATAGACAGGTGAGATTTAGGGATGCAAACCTGTACATGACATCCATTGAATATCAGGTCCCTACAGGCGACTCTACGGTTAAAAGTTACGTTGAAAACGTTTTAATACCTAACCTTGAATTGCGATCAAATGTAGCGGTTGGTTTTAATACTCTACCTTATACTAATTTTACTTATGATAAGATTACTGGGTATATCGAAATCGTTGCGAACGCTTTACTTACGTACTTCTCTTTAACTAATATTTTAACATATTGTAAGGATGGAGGTACTAATACTGCAATGTGGGCGTTAAAGGATATGATCTCCGCTGAAGATGCCCTTTTAATAGACACTTTAGGAGAAAGATTGACTAATATCCCAATCCCTCCTAGACTTAAGGAACAAATGTATTGGTTGACAGATATTAATAAAGCAACTAATAATGTTCCAAACTCACCTATTTTGCTGATTACCTCAATGAATTTTGAGTCAGCTTTGGAAGATGCACAAGATAATTTCTTCTTTAGATCTATGCAGCCTAAAGTTCAGTTCTATCTTGACGCTCTGAATCCTCCAGCTACTGATAACACTGTTTTTGATAAACGAATGATGGACATGATGGCTAAAGTCATGCCTGGTTGGCTTAAACAAGGAATCGGTCCTGGATTCGGAAAACCAACACATGATGGTCACTGGTACGATGTATGGATGAATTCTCCGCAATTCTCTATGCCTGATGGTAGTGGTGGTTACAGTTACATTCCTTCAAGCACTAGTGCTTCACAGGATATAGAGTACGTAACTGTTAATGACGATATGTCTGGAATAAATCAATATTTATTCTCAGCATACCATGATAATGCTTGGTCAGGAGCTTTAAAGCCAAGACCTAGTTTCATCCAACGTCAAGGTTCAGTTGTTGAGTTTACTAATAGATATGTATTCTGCGCTGGTCAAGGTGTTACTAACATCGAAGGTGCTTTATACCCATATTATGAAGTGAATGCATCTGGTACATTCGGCGATAACAGTATGGTAGTTTCTCAATCAGGGTGGTTTAACCACGTTGATCTATCATCTGGTGCTGCACCGACTTATTACAGAACGTTCCCTCCAGCTGTATCACAAGCTGTTCGTGGAGTAAATATAATTTCGAATCAGAAGCCAAGTTACCAAAGTACTCAATGGATACTATCTTTTGATGAAGCGTTCTCAGGTGCTGTTAAAGGTGGAGATAGACCTAAGAAAGGTGTACCTAGAATGGGTAGCCTAAAAGGTAAGCGCTCTAAGAAACCGAAAGGTAAATCTAAAGAATCTAAAGAATTAGATGAATAATAGCGGATCTAAGAAGAAAGGAAATAAAGTAAGAGCTAACCAAAACGATAGTATTGTACGTGAAGTCGACAATCTTTTACCTAAAGGATTAGACTACAATGCTAAAGAGAAGCTTACCAACTTACTAAATGTTACCGTTAAAGGTAGAGATGACGTTATTCTCTCTGGGATAGGTGTTAATTACGATCCAGGAGTTTTAGAGCTCAAATGGAAAGAAATTTTAGACGCCAACTCGGATAAGATGGAACAAGTCCTTCTCGACTTAGAAAAGAGAGAGTTTGAAAAGGCTGGGCCTCGCTCAATTGCTGTACCTTGGTTTCCGGAAAGACAAGAAGCTCTAGACAAGTTTTACGAGCAAACTGACATAGACTACTCTGTAATAAGTTGCGATCCTCCGGATGAACTGAAACAACTCAATCTTAGACCTCGATCACTTATTGAGGCATCAAAATATATCAAAAGATCAACCAACACTGGACTTCCATGGATGGGAAGAAAAGGTGATTATCTCGACATATGTCTTAGAGACTTCGACGAGCTAATGAATCTTGCAAAAGATTTTAGGTTACCTTGTGTTATATTTACGCGAACTCAAGAGGGCTCTAAAACACGCAATGTCTACGGTGTTCCACTCGTTGTTGTTCTAAATGAGATGACGTATTATAGACCACTCTTAAAGGTTCAAAAGGACCTACCTTGGCGCTGTGCTCTAAGAGGTCCGGATGATGTAGCGGATCATATGACTCGTATAATCGATGAAGGTATTAGAACAGGCAAAATGCTTATCTCAATCGATTTCTCTGCGTTTGATGCTACAGTGACACCTGGAATGCAATCCAAAGTTGGTGAGTATTACCAGAGCTTATTTCAAAATAAGTATTCGGATGAGATTAAAGATATCGTGACTTTAAAATCATTTATTCCGATTGTCTCTCCTGATGGTATCAGGTATGGTGGACATGGAGAACCATCTGGTTCTGCATTTACTAATGAAGATGATTCTATTGCTCAATTTCTTGTTGCACGTCACAGTGGTGTTTTAGAGGAGTGGCTTAACCTCTTTGCAATCCAAGGTGATGATGGTGTCTATGCGATTGACCCTGATAAGATACCAACATTCTTGAATGCCTTTAAGACTTATTTTAATATTAATTTAGATAAGACTAGAGAAGCTTCAGATCATCTGTTTTATCTGCAGAATTTGTATCATCCTTTCTATAGAAAGTCAGATGGTACTATCCCTGGTGTTTATTCTACATTTCGTGCATTGAATAGGATAATATATCAGGAACGTTTTACAAACTTTGTGGCGTATGAGCTTAAAGGAAGCAACTACTATGCTCTAAGATCTCTAAGCATATTAGAGAATTGTAAGAACCACCCACTTTTCAAAGAGTTTGTAAAGTTCATATTTGAATTAGACAGATATGATCTTTCTCCTTCTTCTGATTCTATCGCTAATTATGTCAGACTTATTAACGATACAGAGGGTTTCAGAAGTAGTATTCCT